TTACGCTGCTGCCTTGTTCGGTTTCCATTCCGTCGCCGGCGGCGTCTTCGGTTCCGGCTTGCCCTCGATCGCGGACCACAGCACCACTGGCCACCCGTGGGCGTCCAGATAGTGCCGGATCCCGTTGTTGCGCAGGAACTCAGCTTGGCCCTTGCGCCGCGGTGTGCGGCACAGCGCCTTGATATCGTCACGGGACAGGTAGGGGCTGTCGGCCATGGTGTCCTCCTTCAGTTCGTGGCCAGCGCAGCGCGCAGCTGCTCGGTGGCGGTGTTCATGCGGCGGCAAACAGATCGGCAGGTACGACTACCTGCGTCCGCCTTGCTGCCTTCGTTTCGAGGATGTGCCCCCCCCACTGCTGCGCCATTGCCGCGGCAATCGCCGGGTCAAAGCGCGAACGCTCCTTCTCGCGGTCAGGGCCAGGTGGCATCAGGTGGCAGCGGGCCTCTATCTTTCCGTGCTGCTCGATCACCTCCGCCTTCGTGTGGCTGGCCACCAGCGCCGGCAGGTTCTTCAGCCAGAGGGTTGCGCCCTTGGTGAAAGGGCTGCCGAAGTCATAGGGCTGCACAGTCTGCGTTGGCCGGCCCAGCACGCTCATCGCCAAGCCATGCGGCTTCGAATTCTCCGCGGCGATGAACTCCACAGGAGCGGCCATCAGGTCTACGAACAGCAGTGCACCCTCCAGGAAGTCCCTCATTCGGTTTGGCCACTTCGGATGCCGTCGGCGGTCAGGCTGCGGCAGCGCGGTGTCGTCCGGGTGGTACATCCAGCGGATGCCGGCCAGCGTGTTGAAGGTGCAGTAGGGGTGGGCCACCATCGCCAGCCAGCGGCCGGCCTGCAGGTGGTTACGCACGTCATCCTGGATGTGCCAGCGCGGGTCGCCCTCGCTGGGGCGCAGATCGCACGAGTACGCGTCGAAGCCGAAGGCGCGGAACGCCGACGCCACGGTGTCGCTGTACTCGCAGGCCACGAGGATGGGCAGCAGCTCAGCCATGTTGATTCCTCCGAGCAGTGTTGAGTGCGGCGACGATCGCGGCCACGGCATCACGTGGGGCGATGGGCTCCCCACTGAACTCGCCGCGGAGAATCTCGGAACGCGCTTCGTCGGTGGCCGGGTACTGGGCAGCGAGTATCTGCAGCGCCTGCGCGACGATCGGGTCGGCCAAGTCGAAACGATGCTTAGCCATGAGCGCACCTCCGCCAGCACCAGCGCAGCCCTGCGCGCGCGGCGCGGCATGCGCGGCTGATCGCCCACAGGGTGGCGATGCCGGCCAGGAACCCGGCCAGGGCGAACACGTGGACCATTGCAGCGGTGAGCAGCTGGTCAGCCATGGGCCTGTCCTCCGAAGATCAGGAGTAAGCAATCCACTGGGCTGTTGTGGCCGTTCCCGCTGTGATCGGGCAGTTCAAACTTGGGCCGACCAAAGAAGAATCGGGTTTGTGCCCCGAGCTTCAGGGCGTGATGGAACCAGCCGACGTTGGTCCTGGCTGGCACCAGGAACACGGCAAGATCAGCCCACGGCGCTTGGTCAACGAACGGGCGGATGTTCGACCACGGCGGGTTGCAGAACACGCGGTGGCCTGTCCAGCTGATCGGGGCATCGGCAGTGGATGCCAGAGGCAGTAGGCCATTCCCCGGCTCGCTGGCACCGTCCAAGGTGAATCGGAATTCGGCATGCAGGGCATCGAAGATGCTGCCTGGCGTGCGCCAGTTCTGGTGACGGCCCTTCCCATACCATTCGATGTAGGCGCCGCCGTCAGCCATTGCCCACCGCCTGGCTGTCGATCAGGTCCAGCAGCTCCCCCAAGCTGAGCATCGTAGGAGTGCCGCCATCAGCGTTGTCATACGCTTCCTGCACCGCCTCCCGGAACTGCCCCAGGTCCACGACCTGCGCGGTTGCGTCGGCCCGTGCTGCCTGCCAGAACGGCTCGGCCCAGTGACCCGCCGGCGGTGGCGTGTGGCCCTGCGCGCCCACCATCAGCGTTCCGGTGATCACGTCTGCCACACGGGCGCGGATTCCTGCCGGATCGGCGTCGAGCGAGTAGGGCAGGTCCACGGCCTGCGCGGGACGGAGGTAAAGCGGGATATCCCACTTTGCGTTTCGCTGGCTCATGATCCCGTCACCGCACAACCGAACCGCTTTCAGCTGGGTTTCGCTGGTGTACGCCACCGGCTCCCCCACCGGCTGGCGGGTGGCGTTTGCCAATTTCTGTGAGGCCAGTCCGGCTCTGTAGGCAATTGCTATTGCGTCACTCAGCACGTCGGCGCTCTTTCCAGCGAACAGGAAGGAATGGACTTTCCGGAATTCTGCGAACCATGCCTTGTAGGCAAGATCGATGAGGGCCATCACTTCACCTCCGGCTGGCGGGCGGCTGTCGATTCCAGGGCGTCTGCAACCTCGTCCTTTCCAGCGCGGCGGAGGACATTCAGTGCCATCTGCAACGCACCGCTATCAACTAGGGTTCCAGATCCATGCACCGGCTTTCGGTCGCCCTTCTCGATGCAGAATTCCGTTGCTTCGCCCAGAGCAACGCTATCCGGTTGCTTGGACGGCTGGCGGGCGGCGAGGGCTTCTATTGCGACTTCGAGCGCCTCATATACGTCACACCAGCGAGGCCGCAGTCCTTGCCTTGGGCTGCTGCGCAGATAGGTGAGGTACTGACGAAGAAAAGTTGCAGCCTTTTCGCTTCGGCTATCCCCCTGACCACCCGGGGAGGGCTGCACGTTGGCAAATGCGGCGGCAGCCGATTCAGCGCTGAACCGTGATCTGGGCGCATTGGCTATGGCCTCGCCCATCTCTTCCGGGGTGACGGCCAGCCCAAAGTGCTTGGCTACTTGGCTGACATGGTGGAATCGGCGTTCACCCGGGGAGGGCTGGGCGGAGAGGGCGGCGCGTGCGTAGTCCATCATCTGCGAGGCGGTGTAGGCGTTGTTCTGCAAGCCGGTCTTGCTAACCGGGTAATTCGGGTACGGCAGCGGCGGCAGATGATCCCCCAGTCTCACCCTCCCGCCGGGCTGCGCGTCCGCCAGGGTCTTGTTGGTCTTCATGCAACCTCCTGCAGTGGGGAGGCCTGTTCGGCCTCGATCAGGGCATAGCCGATGCGGTCGACGCGCTCGCGCAGATCGCGGCGTGCGATCAGCAGCTGCAGCGCGATGTGCCGGCGGTGGTCGTTGAGCTGGAACGTCCGCGTCTCGATGTGCAGCTTCCCGGCCAGGTCGCGGCGGAACAGGCGGTAGGTGAGGACGTGGCCGCCCAGCACCTTGTCGATGGACCGGCCCCAGGCGAAGCCCTCGGTGCGCTTCGGCAGCCGGCGGTCGTAGCGGTGGTGGGTCATGCCTGTTCACCCCAGCGCACGTACAGCCAAACGTCCACGAACTGGCCGTAGCTGGAGCCGATATCGGCCTTGAACCCAAGGTCGCGCAGTTCTTTCAGGATGGCCTTGCACAGCGCCGGGTACTTGTCCTCGGACGTGTAGCAGGAGCCATCGCCGAAGCCGTACTCGCGGGTGATGTACTCGCGCTTCCCGGCTTCGGCCGCAGACTCGACGCCCTGCAGGATGCTGTCCACTGCGAAGGCGGGATCCTTCGAGCGGGTGATGCGTTCGGCCATCGCGGCCGTCAAACGTTCCGTGGTCATGCGTGGCTCCGAAGGGGCACGCGGCGCACCGGCCCGTGCCACAGGTTGAAGGTGTTGTTGAGGCGGACCTGCAGCGGATCGCGGCGCAGGGGGCGCAGCGGGTCGTGCAGGCGGCGCTCGGTGTTCCGGCAGGGCGCGCACGCGGCGGTGGGCTTGCCGTTGATCAGGGGGAAGAACCGCAGCGGCAGCCGGGCCGCGCACTTCGTGCAGGTCTTCATGGCAGGCGAGCCTTCATCAGGTTGGCCCAGGTGAGCGGGTAGGGGCCGCGCTTCACCCGGCTGTCGGCGGTGGTGAGCGAAACGCCCAGCTGCTCGGCGATCTGGCGCATGGTGTAGCTCTTGCCCTCGACCACTCGGGCGAACAGCGCCGCCTTGGCCTTGCCGCCACGGATCGTTCCCCGATGCGGGTAGACGTAGTTCAGGCCCTTCATGCGGCCTCCTGGTGGTCGTCAGCGCGCAGGGACTGCTCGAAGCCGACCACCATCTGCCGGAACGGTTCCAGATCGGCCCGCAGCTTGGCGATGAATGCCTCGTCGCGGTCGAAGCGGCGCCACCATAGCTGCTTGCCCACGGCGGCCAGCGCCGGGCAGTACAGCCCGATGTGCCACCACTGCCGGTCGGTCAGCCACATGCAGCCCTGGGCCTGCTCGAACACCTCGCTCGCATCGTTGTCGATGTGGAAGGCGCGCAGCTTCTCCGGGTTGATGAAGCACTTGTATTCGCTGCCGCCGTCCTCGCCGATGAAGCCGTCCGCCGAGCAGCCGTAGTCGCCGCACTCGCTCAGCACGAACCCGGCGCGCTTCACCAGCAGGCCGGACTGCACCTCATGCTCGGCGCGTGCTTCCGGTTCCAGTTCATGGCCGCGGCGCATGGCGAACGTCTCGAAACCCTCGTCCAGCGGCTCGCCGCTGATGCGCTCGATCGCCAGGCGGAATGCGTAGTTCTTGGACGCCTCGCTGAAGTCGCCGATCGGCTCACCGGCGATGGCCTTCTCGATGATGGCCGAGCGCGGCACGGCCCTGTAGCCGGCGCGCTCCATGGCGGTCTTCTCGGCCAGGCCGGACAGCACCGCATCCACATAGGTGCGCTGCTGGTCGGTCAGCTCGCCCACGCGCGAGCGCGCGGTGGCGAACATGCTGGCTGTGATGATGCCGGCGCGGGCGCGGTGCCACGCCTCGCTGCCCTGGTCGCAGCCGATGACGATCACAGCGGCACCTCTTCATCAGCTGCCGACTGCCGGCCGTCTTCTTCGACCACGGTCGCGCTGGCGCGCTCGGCGATTCCCTTCAGCGTTTCGTGGCCCGCGCTGCCGATCAGCTGTCGCTGCTCCTTGGTCAGGCGGCCCCAGGCGCCCTCGTATTCCTCCATTCCGCAGTCGGCGAAATCCTTCAGGCTGGCGTACAGCGCCTGGCGCTCCGGGGTGTCTTGCGGCTCGGCCTGCTGCTGGCGGGTGATGGCGCCAGCGGTGGAGGGGCGGCGATCAGCGCGCACGGATTCGGCATCGATGATGTCCTTGCCTTCCATTTCCTCGGCGGTTGGCTGGGAGCCGACCGCTTCCGGGAACGCCTTGCGCAGCGCCTGGGCCTCGGCACACTTCGCGAGCTGGCCGAAGGCGCGCTTCTCCCACATGGCGTTGGGACTGCCATCGCTCTTGGACGCGTAGTTCTCCAGCCAGTATTCCTTGGCGGAGAACTCCACCACCTGGTTACCGAGCAGCTTGCGGACCGTGACGCGACACCACTCCGGATAGTGGAGCTGGAACGGCTGCTGCGTCTTCTGCCTGCGGCCATTGGGGCCGTTGGACCAGACGTCACGCACGGATTCCATGGTGCAGGTCGGTCCGAACTCGGGTTCGCTGCAGCCAGCGTACTGGCCGGTGCGGGAAGCGTTGATTCGGTACAGGCCGATGCCGGGCATGACCACGTCGCGCATGCCGTTGACGGCGCTTCCGTCGGGGTTCTCGCCGATCTTCACCTTCATCGGCACGATGTGCACCGGCTTGGTCATCGGGTCGAGCCCGGCCGCCTGGCAGTAGCTCAGCACCATGTCGATGGACGCATCACTGGCGCCCGGGTACAGGCTCGACTTCAACGCGCCGCGGATGGCTTCGGCCTGCTCGCTGGTCATCAGGGCGCCGGCAGCGGCGCGGGTGGTCATCTGGTTCATGGGTGCCTCAGTAGCGGATGGCCACGGCCGGGACCTTGCCCTGCACGATGGCGGTGATGACGGCGGCGGCGATTTCGTCTTCGATGCCCAGGGCGACCAGGGCGGCGACGGCGGCGCGGTTGATCAAGCGGCGGTGTTCGATGTCGGCGGCGCGTGCTTCGTCCTCACGGCGCTGCGCATCGGCCTTGGCCTGGCGTTCGCGCTCGGCGCGGTCGGCCTCTTCTTTGGCGCGGCGCTCCGCAGCAGCGACGGCCTCGGCCTTTTCGCGTTCGGCACGCGCTGCTGCGTCCTTGGCGCGCTGCTCGGCTTCGGCTGCCTCACGGGCTGCGCGCTCGGTGGCTTCGCGCGCCTCACGTTCGGCACGCTCCACGGCAGCAGCTGCCTCGCGCTTCGCTTTCTCTGCGGCCTCAGCCTGCAGGCGGGCCTCGCGCTCGACGCGCTCACGCTCGGCCTGCTCAGCTGCAACGCGCTGGCGCTCTGCCTCTTCAGCGGCGCGCACGGCTTCCTCGCGGGCGCGGATCTCTTCTTCCTTCCGGGCGATCTCGGCCAGGCGGGCCGCTTCGGCCTCAGAACGGGCGCGTTCCTCGGCCTCGGCGCGCTCGCGCTCAATGCGGGCCTGCTCTTCTTCCCAGTCGGTGAGCGGCTTGCGCACTTCGTCGCGCAGCGCGTCCAGGGTGTCGCGGGCCTTCTTGCGGGCCGAGTCGATGTCGCCGGTCTGCTTCTTCAGGTCGGCCACCAGCGCCTTGCCGGCGTCATCGATGGCGGTCTTGGAGCGCGACACCTTATAGGCGATCGAGGCGATTTCCTTGCGGCCGGCAACCGTCTTGACGTTCGGTACCAGGGTGACGGCCTCAGCGCGGATGCGGGCCAGCAGGTCGTCCAGTCCGCCGCCGGTGAAGACCTCGACGGCGTTGACGGATTCGAGTGGAATCAGGGCTTCGGACATGGCAGTTCCTTTGTCGGGTGGGAATAGATGCCGGCGTCGTGGAATCCCGGCCGGCGCGGGGCCCGTGAGGGCGGGGGAATGCGTTACGCGGCCAGGTCGGCCTGCTGCGGAGCGGCGCTCGGCGGCGTGAGGGTCAGACGCACCTCACTGCGGCGCCATGCAGAGATCAGCTCGGCGTCTTCGTCCTCGTCGAGCAGCACCGAGACGGTGAAGCCCATGGCCACGCTGCCGCCTTCGAGCGGCTTCCAGGTGATCTTTTTCACCTTGGCGTCGGCGAAGAACACCGGCTCGATGTGGTCCATCAGCGAGCCGATCGACAGCTCGTAGCCTTCGAACTTCCCGGTGATGTCCTGCTCGCCCAGCAGCGGCAGATTCAGCGCCACCAGGTCGGTGCTGCCTTCCATCGGCAGGTTCTGCTGCTGGCCCTTGTCGGCCTTTTTCCAGAACGCCGGCAGGATGGCCGGGTCGATGGTGTTGAGGATCGTGTTCGGGGCGTTGAGCGAGAACTTCAGGTCAGCAGCGGCCGCGTCTTCGTCGCCGTGCTTTTCCTTCCGCAGGTTCAGATGCGAGAACACCGCATCGTGTTGATCGAGTTGGAACATCGGTGGTGCCTCTCGTAGGAGCCGGCCGCGCCGGCGGGAAATCAGGACCAGGCCAGCGGCCAGCACATCGCCCAGCCAAGGCCGAGGACGATGGCGATGCAGCCCAGGAAGGCGAGGAAGTCGGCGGCGTTGCGGCAGCCAATGCGCGCGAGCAGGCGACGCCGACGGACAGGGACGCGCACCGGCCGCACCAGGTGCACGAACAGCACGCCCACGTGGTCGAGCTGTGCAGCCCACAGCGTGGCCATCCAAGCCCAGCGGTGAACGGTCACCAGCTGCTCGGTGCGGGTGACGGGACAGACGGAGAAGACGCCGTAACGGTCAGCGCGCATCGTCGGATTCCTCCACGCACAGGCCGTCCACGGCCTCGCGGTTGTGATCGGTGTCGGCGGGTTCGCACGCGGCCAGAGCGGCGTCCAAGCGATCGCCGGTGACGATTACGTCGACCAAGTCGCTGGAGTCGCGGTAGGCACGGGCAGCGGCGCGGACGTTGGCGAAGGCCATGCGCACGGCGTTGATCTGTGCAGCGGCGTCAGCCAGGCCCTGTTCCTCGCGCAGGTAGTGCGCGCAGTTGTCGAGGGCGGCATCGACGCCGATGGCCAGTAGCCCGGCGCTCACGACAGCACCGCCTGCGCCAGCACAGCGGCCAGCACGCCTAGGCAGAACGACAGGGAATTGGCGACGACAGTGGCCACCACGTGGTGGCGATGCTCGCGTTCGGCGGCGGTCATGCGGCGTCCTCCAGGTGCCCGGCCTCGAAATCCTTCATCGAGGCGTCCACGCGGCGGGACATGTCGCGGACCAGGTCGGCCAGCTCGCGGAAGTGGGGCAACAGGTGTGCCGGAACCTCCTGCGTCAGGAGGTGGGTCATCACGTGCCGAGCCTGGCTCAGCTTTTCGACCAGCGGGGCGACGTCGCCCTCGCGCTCCAGCTCCGCCGCCACGTGGTCGCAGGCGAACTGGAAGGCCTCGTCGTTGGGTTCGGCCGGTGCGCGGCCGTCGTGGCTGCGCTGAGCGGCGCGGGCCAGGTCGTTTGCGGTGCGGACTGCCATGGGTGACCCCGTCATATGGCCCGGGTGGGCCGACGGAAGTGAGATTAGGGGCGCTAATCTTCTATGTCAATAGGGGCGCTTATATTTCTTTTGGCAGGGTCAACACTCGGATGGGACCGAAGAGCAGTCTATCGATCGACCGACCGGCAGATCAGGGAGGGGAGGTGGAAGCCCACCCACAGCGCGATGAAGGTGGCTACGACCCCTCGAATCGGAGAAAACCCGCCTTCCTCATCTACGAAGCCGAAGGAATTTGGGAGCCACCAGAGGACGGCATACGTGCCGGCGTAGGCCATGATCCCGAAGCCGGCCACAGCTGCAATGAAGTAGATCCACGTCAAGGCAGTCTTGCCTTTACCGCCATCAGGATCGCCAGCGCCATTGTTGAGACGAGCAAGCCAGCTGGGGGCGAAGTGGCTGGCCAGTAGCATATGCAGTGCAGCCAGCAAGGGCAGCATCCCTAGGACACCTACGCTGATCAGCACTGCAGTTTTCATTCTTCCCAGCTCCCGATCCATCGCACACGGCCGATCACCTGGATTGGGTGGCGAGGGCTGTCCATGCGTTTCGGCTTGCGCCAGTTGTGGTCGCCTCGCGGATTGTCGGCCTTGAAGAACACCAGGTCGTCAATCACTTCGCAGCGCTTCACCTGGTATTCCTTGGCCGCGCCGCCTCCGTCAACCATGATCACGTACAGATGACCGTCGCGTGGGCGCGTATCTGTAGTGTCGAAAAGAACGGCATCACCGCTGTGGATGCGCGGTTCCATGCTGTCGCCGCGGCCGTACATTACAGCCAGGGCGTCCGGGCGCAGCCGCTTCCTCGCCAGCGACTCGGCGCGGAACTTCAGTCGGTGCGTTTCTGCGTATTCCTGGGCTTCTGGGCCGCCACCAAGGCCCATCGCTTGGGCATAGCCTTTAATGTCCGCCCAGTCGCCGCTGTCGGTCGGGGGGCCGAGAAGCTGCTGCTCCGGTAGGTCGCGACGCACATCGGTGTCGTTGATACCGAGCAAGCGGCAGAACACCAGCAGCGTCCGATAGTTCATCGGGATTTTGCCGTTGAGGTATTGGCTCACGGCTCCCTGTGTGATGCCCAGCTCGTCGGCCACCTGGTCCTGCGTCAACCCAAGAGACCGCGCACGGGCCTGCCACTCCAATTTGAGCTTTGCGGCAGCGGCGACATCCGCCGGGGTGGGCTTCGATTTACGGCTGTTTTCCATATCAGGAACGCTAATTGGAGCGGGTTCAGGAAGCCATGAGGGGCGCTATTGATCTTTCACATCAGGGGCGCTAATAATGCCGCCCATGGACATCGCCACCTACCGCAAAGAAAAGGGGCTGTCGCAGTCGGCGTTCGCCGATCTGCTGACGGCATCGGGCTCACCGGCTACGCAGGGCCTCGTCTCCCAGTGGGAGAAGGGCGCAACGATCCCGGCCGAACGGGTCGTGGAGATCGAGAAGGCGACCGGGGGAGAGGTGAAGCGGCATTCGCTTCGCCCAGACCTCTGGGCCGACGCGGCTGCCTGACATGGGCACCTACCGCGCCGCGACGGGGAAGGGGATCACGACCGCGGGCACCTTCCGGCGCCGCGGCGGCCGCACCACCTGGCCAACCGGCCGAACGTCGACCCGCTCGCCGACCCGCTTCAACACGAACCACTTCCCACCCATTCGCATGAGCGTCAGGACGTTGGCTCCGGCCAGCTGATTCGTTTTCGCCACAGGGCTGCACTCCGATTTGGGGATGCGGCCATTTTCAGAACCAGTCAGGGGAACGCAGGGGAAAACGTCTTCCCCCGTATTCCCACCCACGGGATAACTGCATGAAAAGCCTAACAATTACCTACGATGACGGCATCGCGCGCAACAGGTCGTTGCGTGAGCACATCGCGGCCCAGGTGTACGCCGGCGCGGGTGTGACTGCGATTGCCGGTCGGCTCGACATGGCCCCTTCGAAGCTGAGCGAGAAGCTGGCCGGCTGCGACAGCGGTGGCAAGCCGCGTGGCCTGTCGATCGACGACCTGGAGCGCTACATCGCCGAGACGAAGGATGTCACGCCGATCCACTACCTGATCGAGCGCTACCTGATCTCCCCCGAAGCGCAGCACGCCGAGGCGCTGGCCCAGTTCTCGAAGCTGGCCGCGCTGATGGAGCCGCTGGCGAAGAGCTTGGGAGCGAAGTGGCCATGAACGCTACCGAGAAGGCCATGCTGGCCGTTCGCTCGCTGTGGTTCATCGCCGGCTGCCTGCAGCTCCTGCGGGGTGCCTGATGGCCAGGATCCGCTCTATCAAGCCCGAGTTCTGGTCCAGCGAGCAGGTGATGGAATGCTCGCCGATGGCTCGGCTGCTCTTCATCGGCCTGTGGAATTTCTGCGACGACGCCGGCAACCACGTGGCCAGCGCCAAGACCGTGAAGGCCGAAATCTTCCCCGGCGACGACATTGGCTCGTCGGATGTGCAGCGAATGCTCGACGAGTTGTCGTCGAATTCTCTGATCGCCTTCTACACCAACGGTGACAAGGAATATCTGCACGTCACTGGCTGGCGCAAGCACCAGAAAATTGACCGTCCTACGTTTAAACATCCGCCGTTTTCGGATGATGCTCGACGAGGGCTCGACGAGTCCTCACCCCCGGAAGGGAATGGAGTGGAGGGGAGTGGAGAGGAAGGGAAGGGAGAAGATCTATCCTCGCTACGCTCGGATTCGTCCAACGCCGCTGGCGTGGACCTGCTCGGCGACGCCGCAGGCCAGGGCAAGGGGCAGGGGCAGGACGCCAAGGCTGACCTGAAGGCCCGCAAGGCCGACCGCATCCGCGAGATCGCTGCCGATGCGCAGGCTGCGTTCAACGCGACCATGGCCAAGCCGCACGGCCTGCTGTCCAAGTGCACCGTGCTGAACAAGCCGCGGCTAAAGGCGGTCGAGAACGCTCTGCCGACCGTGCGCCAGCTCTGCCAGCAGCTGTTCGGCAGCGAGCGGGTGACGCCCCAGTTCTGGAAGCTCTACTTCGAATCCGCGGCCGATGATGATTTCTACTCGGGCCGGGTGAAGGGCGGCCCAGGTCATGAGAACTACGTTCCCGATTTCGAAGTCCTGCTGCGCGAGAAGACCATCGCCAAGCTGGCCGACCGGGCGTTGTCCGAGGTGGTCCAATGAACGCGGCCCGTGACGAAGTGAGCCGCCTGTCGGGCCTGTACGGCGACCAGCAGGCCCTGCGCCTCCCGCCGCACAGCATCGACGCCGAGCAGTCAGTGCTGGGCGGGCTGATGCTGGTAAACCGGGCGCTGGTCGAGGTGCAGGACGTCCTGGTGGAAGGTGACTTCTACCGCCGCGACCACCAGCTGCTTTGGCGCTGCATCCTGCAGCTGGCCGAGAAGCGCCAGCCGTTCGATGCGGTGACTATCGGCGAGTGGTTCGAGGCTGCCGGCCAGCTGGAGCTGGTGGGCGATGGCGCATACATCATCGAGCTGGCCAACAACACGCCGTCGGCGGCCAACGTCCGGGCCTATGCCGAGATCGTGGCGGAGAAGGCGAAACTGCGTGCGCTGATCGATGCCGGCCACGACCTGATCGACGCCGCGTACAGCCCCGAGGGCCGCAGTGCGCTCGACCTGATCGGGCACGCCCAATCCCGCATCGGAGGGCTGCTGGACAGCGAGCCATGCGACCTGGAGCCGGTGGCACCGGTGATGGCGCGCGTTTTCGACCAGCTTTCCCACGCCGCCGAAACGGTCGATGGCATCACCGGCCTGTCCACCAGCATGGAAGACCTCGACCAGATCCTGGACGGCTTGCTGGGTGGACGCCTGTACGTGCTGGCCGCTCGACCCAAGATGGGCAAGACGACCCTGGCGCAGAACATCGCCGAGCAGGTCGCCCTACGTGCGGGCAAGTCGGTGGCCTTCTTCAGCTTCGAGATGAAGCCGGAGGAACTGGGTAAGCGCATGCTGGCCAACCTGGCCGGGGTGAGCGGCGGCAAATTGCGGTCGGGCAAGCTCGACAACGCCGACTGGCAGAACGTCACCCTCTGGACCCGCAGGATCGGCGAGGCGGCAATGCGCATCAGCCGGCCGCGCATCGCCAAGGTGCAGCACGTCTGCGCCCAAGTGCGCCGCATGAAGGCGCAGGACGAAAACCTGGTGCTGGTGGTGATCGACTACCTGCAGCTGATGCACGTCTCGGGGGACAACCGTGCCGCCGGCATCGGCGACATCACCCGTGCGCTGAAGCTCCTGGCCAGCGAGCTGGACATCGCGGTGCTGCTGCTGAGCCAGCTCAACCGCGACCTGGAGAAACGCACCGGGGACAAGCGCCCGATCGTGGCCGACCTTCGCGACTCGGGTTCCATTGAGCAGGATGCCGACGCGGTGATTTTCATCTACCGCGACGAGATCTATCACCCCGACAGCCGTTGGGCTGGCACGGCCGAATTGATCGTGGCGATCCAGCGCGACGGTGCGCCTGGCATGGCACGCGTTGCCTATGCGCCGGAGTATTTCCGGTTCTCCGACCTTCCCGAATGGTGGGAGCCGAAGCAGACCAGCGCGTCGGCACCGGCTGCTGGGTCCGCACCGAGGGCTCGCCGAGGGCTCGCCGCCGCGTTGCCGATGGGGGATCGAGAATGACCCTGACTGCTGCAGCAAAGAAGATCCGCGCTAAGCGCGCACGTCGGCCGATCTACCTGGTGGTGGCCAAGCTGATCGACCCGAACACCGGCGAGCTTGTTGGCGCCCTGGTGCCGGCCAATGCCGTAGACCAGCGGCTGCTGCGCGATCGCAAGTTTCGTGTGGGCCGGGAGATCCGCGGCGAGCTGAAGCAGCCCCGCGAGGAATGGCAGCACCGGCTGATCCACAAGATCGGGCACCTCATGGTCGACAACGTCGAGGGCTGGGAGCAGTTGGACGCGCACGACGCGGTGAAGCGCCTGCAGCTGGACGCCGGCGTGTGCTGCGAGACGGTGGACATGGACGCCATGCCGGTCATTGCCGCGGTGCTGGACGCCTGCGAATCGCTGCTGGGTGCTGGCGCTCGCAAGGTACTGGCCGGCGTGCTGCCGGAGATCCGCACGATTCCGGTCAAGCGTGCCGAGAGCCTGTCATTCGACGAGATGGAACAGGCCCGGTTCCAGGAACTGTTCGATGGGATCACTGAGCACATCGGCCAGCGCTACACCCACGTGATGCTCGACGGCGTGCGCGCCGAGTTCTGGAACATGGCTGGGCAGAACAGGAGGGTTGCCTAGTGCAAACCCTTCTTATGCATCAGAAATCCGATGCTGTCTCTGAGGATGCTTCCAGACTCTTCTGCAGCATTGACACTCTTGATCAGATGGCATGGGTCTTCGCCCTTGATCCACTCGGTCAGAAAGTTGTTTTTTGTGGCGATAGCGTCGGAATGCGCTGCGTCAAGCTTGAGAACAAAATCGACCAGTTGATTCGCCAGTTCGGGAAACTCATGCCCAATTGTGAGTGCTTCGCGGACTTGCTGGAGAACTGTCGTGTTTTCCACTACGGAATCAATCAGCCCCGGGTCTCGCTGGCGATTGTGAAGCATGATGCAGTCGTTCTGAATCTCGAAAATCTGGTTGGTCAGGAGGTCGAGGCTCAGAGCAAAGACGCATCGCGCCCGGGCTTGCTCTCGCTTTTCTGCCTTTCGTCGCTCGCTTACAAAAATGGCAGTGGGTACTGCTGCAGCCACCAAGACAGAAAGGATGCTTCCAATTGCCTGGAACCAATCCGAATACTTCACCGGCTCTGCCGCGGGCGCGCTGCCCCAGCGATAGAAAAGTGCCCACGAAATAAGAACCCCGAAGCCTACGCAAAGCGTGCAGATGATGAGGCAGTCTCGTCCGTCAATCGCCTGTCGCATGATCAACCCCACTCTCCTGATGTCATGAGCTGGAGTTTAGGCCGCAGCCCCTCGAAAAGGGAGCCGGTCTAATGCGATCGAAGAACTCCAAGGCGTTCACCCCGGCAGAGAAGCGCCACGTGGAAGCCGTGAAGCTCCTGCCATGCAGCGTATGCGGCCGGCCTGGTCCCAGCGACGCCCACCACATCAACCAAGGCCAGCACTTCACGACCGTGGCCCTGTGCAAGGACTGCCATCAGGGCAGTTTCAACGGCATCCACGGGCAGAAGCGCATGTGGCTCGTCATGAAGATGGACGAGCTTGCCGCCCTCAACGTCACCCTTTCCCGGCTGCAGCTGCAGGAGGCCGCGCGATGATTCACCTCACCCTCCCGTACCCCATTTCAAGCAATCGCTACTGGGCGACGCGCGTGATCCCGAAGAAACCGAAGCCGCTGGCGATCACCTACGTGACCGAGGACGCGAAGGCCTACAAGGCAGTCGTCGGGCACCTGGCCAAGGCGGCTGGCATCCGCACGCCGTCGACTGGCCGCGTAGGGCTGCACATCCAGCTGTTCCCGCACCGGCCGCAGGACTGGGCGAAGCGCGCACGGAAGGATCCGTACACCTGGGACGACACCGTGCAGTGCATCGACCTGGGCAACTGCGAGAAGGTGCTGTCCGATGCCCTGAACGGCATCGCCTGGGTGGACGACAAGCAGATCCGCCGGACCCTGCTGGAACGCATGGAGCCGGACGAGAAGGGCGCGCGGCTGGAGGTGGCAATTGAGTACCTGGCTGCCGCGCCGTCCCTGTTCGGGGAAGCCGCAGCGTGACTACAGCCGAGGCCCGCACGCGGAAGCGATACAACGCCTACCTGCGCCGGCATGGCGTGTGCGCCGTCTGCACCATGCGCGAGCGGGCCAGCAGCCCCGCGCACTGCCAGCGCCGGCCGGACCGGCAGGGGAGCTGCGACACCGACGGCCTGCTGCCGGTGTTCCGATTCGACGAGAACGTGCTGAAGGGGATGCGCGATGGCGACTGATGACTACCTGGTGCAACAGCTCCGGGCCTGGGGCCATGCGCAGGCCAACCGCTTCGCGCTGACCTACGCCGACCGCAGTACCCACGTGCTGGAGAAGGCCCGCGACATGGCGCCCGGCACCCGGGAAAGGGCTCTGCGCGACCTGGTGGGGCGAGACGGTTCCAGCCGCCGGCGGTTCATGGCCGACCGCAGCGGCGTCGAGGGCATGGGCATGCTGCCGGCGTGGGCCGTGGATCCAGTGCGGTCGACGAACGATGCCGACAAGCCGCACGACAACCCGGAGATCGCCGTTGACATCGGTATCCCCGACGAACTGCGGTGGGTCGAGCAGGCGCTGGCCTCGATGATGCGGCAGCACCCGCTGCGCGCCCTGGTGCTGCACACCGAGTTCACTGTGTCGGCAAGCCAGGCTGTGAAGGCACGCATGGTGGCGGAGCAGTACGGCGGCACGCTGTCGGTCTGGCAGTACCGCCGGGAGTTGCAGAGGGCGGTAGACTGGATGGGCGGCAGGATCGCCGCGTAATCACAGGCGTTGGAAATGGCTGATTTCAGTTGGTTGAACGATCTGGCTGATGGCGATTGGAGTTCCGAGGGTGGACAGAGCGTAAGGAACTTCAGCAGCAGGGAGTTTGCTGAAAATAGCGGCGTTGATGCCATAGACCATGCGCAGTTCAACCAGTGGGGCTCTACCCAGCAGCGTAAGTACAGGCTGGCCGATAGCTCTGTGATCGTTGGCGATCCCGAGCCCAAAGTCATGGTGATCTGGCCCCACTATTGACAGTTGCACAGACAGATGCCCTAATTCTGCAACTGTCAAGAATTGTCCCTGAAGCCCCGGCCCTGCGCTGGGGCTTCTGCGTTTCCGGGACTGCGCTTCCTGCGGGCGTAGGCCAGAGGTCCAGGCCACCGGGCTCATAACCCGGCCGTCGCCGGTTCGAATCCGGCCCCCGCAACCATCCACGCCCGTCCACCCTCACCGGACCAATTCGCCGAGCCTGCCGGGCTGCGGTGACGGGCACCTATCGACCAATCGGGGAGGGCGTCATGCCGAACCGGATCAACCATGGAACCGACATGCGGGGAGAAATCATTGACGCGGTGGGGACCGCAGCCCTGAAGGTCACGCCGCCGGTAACGGTGGCCACGGCCGTCGCATCAGGGTTCACCCTGGACAAAGCGGTGCTGGTGCTGACGGCCATCTACCTGGTGGGCCAGATCGGGTACCTGGTGTGGAAGTGGATCCGCGAATGGCGCCAGGCGCGCCGCGGCGGGGTGATCGGATGAAGGGCAAGGTGATCGGTGGCAGCGCCGCAGCCGTCATAGCACTGGCCGCCGCCGCGCTGGTGAAGCCGTGGGAGGGCTACTCGCCCACCCCGTACATCGACATGGTGGGCGTGGCCACCTACTGCTACGGCGACACCAGCCGTCCGGAGAAGGCGGTCTACACCGAGCAGGAGTGCGCCGAAAAGCTCAACAGCCGCCTGGGCAGCTACCTGACCGGGATCAGCCAGTGCATCAAGGTGCCGCTGCGCGAGCGCGAGTGGGCCGCGGTGTTGAGCTGGACCTACAACGTGGGCGTGGGTGCTGCATGCCGCTCGACCCTGGTGGGCCGCATCAACGCCGGCCAGCCCGCCGCGAGCTGGTGCCCGGAGCTGGACCGCTGGGTCTACGCCGGCGGCAAGCGTGTGCAGGGCCTTGTGAACCGTCGCGCGGCAGAGCGCCGCATGTGTGAGGGCAAATCCGAATGAAGATCGTGACCCACAACCCCTACACCGGGGCACCGCGTGATCCGCGCGACATCAAGAGCGACCCCTCGGCGGTCCTGTGTGTAAAGCCTGGCGTTCCGCTCGTGGCAGCGGCCAAGGCTTGACCATGAATCGCATCCTTGCCGTGGTCGCCGCCTTCGTCCTGTGGTCCGGCGCGATGGTCGGCGTTGGTTGGGCCTGGCGCAGTGACCGGGCAGAGGGCAGGGGGGCCACCCAGCGCGCCGCCGGCGCCGAGGCGGTCGCCGCCCAGGTGAACCAGACCCGCGCCACCGAGCACGCCCAAGCCCAGACACTGGCCACCATTGGAGCGAAGCATGAAGAAGACCGCGCTGCGGCCGCGACCGTCCCTGCTGCTGTTGTTGCTGGCGTGCGTGATGGCAGCCTCCGGCTGCGCGACGACCTCGCCACCTGCAACACCGCTCGCCTGTCCCAAGCCGTCGCCGGCACCATCGAACGTGACCAGGCAGCCCAACTACGAGCAGAGGTCGCGGGCGCTCTTGTTCAAATCGGGCGAGACGCCGATGACCACGTCCGCGCCTGCCAAGCCGTGATCCAGGTGGACAGGGAGCAGTAATGGCACGGCCCAGCAAGTACAGCCAGCAGCTGGCCGACGCGATCTGCGACCTGCTGGTTGATGGCAAGAGCCTGCGCACGATCTGTTCCACGGCAAAGATGCCGAGTCGTTCCACGGTCATTCGTTGGCTGGCCGAGAACGAGGCATTTCGCAACCAGTACGCGCGTGCACGCGAGCTGCAGGCGGACACGCTGGCCGAAGAGATCCTCGACATCGCCGACAAGGCGGTGCTGGGCGAGCGGCTGAAGAAGGACGGCAAGGGCAAGGTGCTGGAGCGACAGACAGGCGACATGGTCGAGCGCTCCAAGCTGATGATCGATGCCCGGAAGTGGTACGCCGGCAAGCTGCAGCCCAAGAAGTACGGCGAGCGTGTTGCCCTGGACCACGGCGTGCAGGACAACCTGGCCGACCAACTGAGGGCCGCCCGTGAGCGCGCAGCTGGCCGGGAGTCCTGAGCAGCAGCTGGTCGAGGCGATCGGCTCGTTCCAGCACGACCCGCTGGGCTATGTGCTGTTCAACTTCCCTTGGGGCGTCAAAGGCGGCCCACTGGATGGCAAGAAGCTGCGCGCCTGGCAGCGCCGGCAGCTGGAGAAGGTTGGCAGGAAGCTGCAGGCCGGGGCTGCTGATGCTGGCGAGGTGATCCGCCAGGCTGTCGGCTCTGGCCACGGCATCGGCAAGTCCGCGCTGGTGGCGATGCTCATCAAGTGGGCCTTCGACACGTTCGAAGACACCCGCGGCGTGGTCACGGCCAACACCGATAACCAGCTGCGCACCAAGACCTGGGCCGAGCTGTCGAAGTGGCACGGAATCAGCCTCACCAAGGACTGGGCAACGCTGACCGCCACCGCGCTGATCAGCAACGCCCCGGGCCACGACAAGACCTGGCGCATCGACGCGGTGCCGTGGTCGCAGAACAACACCGAGGCATTCGCCGGCCTGCACAACGAAGGTCGGCGCATCCTGCTGGTGTTCGACGAGGCTTCGGCCATCGCCGACAAGGTGTGGGAAGTGGCCGAGGGCGCGCTGACCGACCAGGGCACCGAGATCATCTGGGCCGCGTTCGGCAACACCACCCGCAACACCGGCCGGTTCCGCGAGTGCTTCCGCCGGTTCAAGGCCAGCTGGGACACCGAGCAGATCGACAGCCGCACCGTTGAGGGTGTGAACCTGGTCGAGGCCGAGCGCATGGTCCGCGACTACGGCGAGGACAGCGACGTGGTGAAGGTCCGTATTCGCGGCCTGTTCCCCTCGATGTCCGCTCGTCAGTTCATCGCCGAGGCGGACGTGGCTGCAGCCTACGGGCGACACCTGCGGCCCGAGCAGTACAGCTGGGCGCCGAAGATCCTCACGCTGGACCCGGCGTGGGAAGGCGACGACGAGCTGGTGATCGGCCTGCGTCAGGGCCTGGCCTATCGGCAGCTGCGCACGCTGGCCAAGAACGACAACGACATGGCGGTGGCGGCGATCCTCGCCCAGTTGGAGGACGAGCATCAGGCCGACGCTGTGTTCGTCGACGGCGGGTTCGGCACCGGCATCGTGTCCGCAGGCCGAACTATGGGCCGCGACTGGCGCCTGGTGTGGTTCTCGGGCGAGTCGGGCGACCAGGGTTGCCTCAACAAGCGCGCCGAGATGTGGAAAGCCTGCCGCGACTGGCTGAAGGAAGGCGGGGCCATCCCCGAAGACCCGCAGCTGCGAGACGAGCTGCAGGCACCGGAAACCGTGCCGCGCCTCGACGGCAAGCTGCAGATGGAATCGAAGAAGGACATGAAGCGCCGCGGCCTGCCGAGCCCCAACCGGGCCGACGCCCTGGTGCTGTCGTTCGCATACCCCGTGATGCCCCGGCCGCGCTTCCCCGATGGGTCGCCTATGGAGCATCGCGACCACGCCGACCAGCAGGCCGGCGAACCCTACAACCCGTTGTCCTGAAGGAATCTCCATGTGCAACTCCGCCCCCAAGGTGAAGCCGGTGGCCGCAGCGCCCGAAGTGGCGCCCGAGTCGATCGACGATGCTGCCGTGAACGAGCGTGACCGCGAACGCCAGCGGCAGCGCCAGCGCTTCGGCGCGCGGTCGACCATCCTGGTCGGTGACACCAGCTCGGCGATGCCGACCGCGTCGGTCAAGACGGCGCTGGGTGCCTGACGCCATGTGCACCTCGCGCCAGATCATCGATCCGGGTGGCCTGCTGTTCGGCGACAAGACCGGCAAGTACGCCGACCCGCTTGGCATCACCAAGACCGCCGTGGGCGATCCGACTGGCCGCGTGCGCCGCGCTCGCAAGGAAGCCGAGGACGAGCGCCGCACCTACGCCAGCAGCGGCGCGTCCTCTGTGGCGTATCGATCGCTGGCGCCGACCACAACCGCGCTGGGTGGAACGGCTCCGCGCAACACCGTGCTGGGGGGAGGCTGATGGACATCGCGAAGCTGCAGGCGCATTGCCGGCGACGCAAGACCGCCTTGAAGGAGGCGCAGAACGACTGGACGCCGCTGTGGCGCCAAACGTCGGAGTACATCGACCCGACCCGCGGCCGCTTCTACGGTGACCAGGACGACAAGCCGCGTAAGCGCAACTGGGCCAAGGTGATCAACAGCACGGCCACCGATGCGCTGGGCGTGATGGCCGCCGGCATGATGTCGCACATGACGCCCAAGGCGCAGCCGTGGTTCAAGGTGACCACGCCTGACCCGGCCATTGCCGAGCTGTTCGGCGTGCGCGTGTGGCTGGACGATGTTGCCCAGCGCATCCGCGACACCTTGGCCAGCAGCAACTTCTACAAGGCCATGCCGGTGGTCTACGCCGAGGACGGCATCTTCGGCGTTGCCCCGCTGCTGGTGCTGGAAGACTCGCGCGAGGTGGTCCGCTTCTACGCGCTGACCGCCGGCAACTACGCCGTGGGGCTGGACGACCAGGGGCGGGTCGACTCGCTGTGGCGCCGCTACCCGAAGACGGCGCGGCAGCTGGAGGAACGCTACGGCGCAGACGCGCTGCCGCCGGTGGTGCGCGATGCACTGCCGAAGAACGGTGACCAGAGGTTCTGGGTGGAGTCCCTGATCGAGCCAAACCCCGATGAGCGGCCCGGCATCGGCCCGCTGGGGCTGCAGGCTCCGCGCTTCCGTCCTTACCGCGAGGTGGTCTGGATTGATGGAGTGGCCAACGGCCAGAACGGCGTGATCGACATCGGCGGCCACTATGAGGCGCCGTTTGTGGTGGCCCGCTGGAACCCCGTCGCGGAGGACATCTACTCGTCCTGCCCGGCGATCAACTGCCTGGGCGACATCAAGCAGCTGCAGTATCTGGAAGGCGAGAAGCTGCGCCTAATGGAGCAGATGTCGGATCCGACGCTAGCTATGCCGGAGAGCCTGCGCCGTACCGGCGGCGCACGGTTGCGCAAGGGTGGCCAGGTGTACCTGCCGCAGGACGCCGCAAACGCCACGGTTGCGCCGGTCTACACGCCCGACTCGCGTGGCCTGGCGCAGATCCGTGAGGAAATCTCGGTCGTCGAGCAGCGGATCCAGCGGGCGTTCTTCTACCAGCTGTTCCTGATGCTGGAGGCGCTCGGCGACAAGACCGACCGCACCGCCACTGAGATCGTCACCCGCAAGGAAGAGAAGGCGGCAGTGCTGGCGCCGACCCTGGAGTCCATCACCGACGAGGTGCTGGACCCGGTGGTGGTCCGGGTGTTCCGTCTTCTGGAGCGCGCTGGCCGCATCCCCGATCCGCCGCAGGTGCTGGCCAATGTGCCGTTGAAGATCGAATACACCAGCATCTTGGCGCAGGCGGCCAAGGCGGCAGCGGTCGGCTCGATCGAACGCACCATGACCTTCGTGGCCAACGTGGCTCAGGCCACCGGCGACCCATCCGTGATGGACAAGCTGGACAGCGACCAGGTGGTCGACGAGTACACCGCGGCCGTGGGTGGACCGGCCTCGATCATCCGCAGCGACGACGCAGTGGCCAGGATCCGCGCAGACCGTGCGCAGCAGCAGCGCCAGCAGCAGCTCGCGGCGGCCGCGCAGCCGCTGAAAGACGCAACCCAAGCACTGAAGACCGCCAGCGATACGGTGCCCGAGGAAGGCTCGGCGGCCCAGGCGCTGATTGACGCCATGCAGGGTGCCGCATGAAGCGCCCCGGCATGGACCCACGGGAGGAAGAGCAGCGCCGCGTGGCCGAGCGCATCGCGGACCTGCAGGACAGCCAGCTGCGCGAGGACGCGCGGGCAGTGCTGGCCAATCCAGCCGGGCGCCGGCTGGTGTGGCTGTTCATTCAGGCCATGGATGTGGATGACAGCGCGTTCAACACCAACGCGATGGCGCAGTCCCGAAAGATCGGACGGCAGGAGGCCGGCCAGTGGTGGCTGCGCGTCGTCCGTGACAGCTGCCCGGAGCGCGAGGCACAGATGCGCGCCGAGGCCAACAGTGCAATGAAGCGGCTGCAATCGCAGCTGCAGCAACCCGAGGAAATCAACGATGTCGACTGACAACGCCAACACTGCCAGCAACCCCAATCCTGGCGCCGGCGATACCACCACCACGACCGAAACTCCGCAGGTTCCCGGCAGCAGTGCGCCGGCGGGGACCGATGGTGGCGGCAGCGGTGGTAACGCTTCGGGCAACGATGGAAAGCCGAACAAGGGCGAAGGCGGCGGTGAAGCCGGCAAGCCCGAGGACGGCAAGACCACCGCGGCACCGGAGCAGTACGGACAGTTCAACCTGCCGGAAGGGTTCACCCTGGAAGGCGATCGACTGGGCGCGGCCACGCAGTTCTTCAAGGCCAAGGGCTGGACGCAGGAGCAGGCCCAGGAGGCCGTTGACCTGTACACCCAGATGGCCGGGCAGGATGCGGCGGCGATGCAGCAGGCAATGGAAGCCCAGCGCCTGCAGCAGGTCGAGCAGTGGGGCGTGGATGCCAAGCAGCAGCTGGGCGCCAAGTACGACGAAACCGTCGGCCTGGCCACCACCGCGGTAAAGGCCATCAACGACCCCGAGCTGACCAAGGCGTTCAACGAACTGGGCTGGGGCAACCACCCGACCATGATCAAGGCATTCGCCTTCTTCGGTGGGTTCCTGCGCGACAGCAAGGTGGACGGCCTGGGCGGCACCACCGCATCTGGTCCGAGCGCTTCCAGCGACCCGAAGTCGATCCTCTACGGCGGCTGATAGCCGCCACGCAATACCCCATCAACCAGCCGCCGCAAGGCGGTTTTTTCGTATCTGGAGAGACAAACAATGTCGACCATCGGCAACACCTACCTGACCCTGGCGGACGTGTTCAAGCGCACCGACGCCGACAAGCAGATCGCTGCGGTGATCGAGCTGCTGGCGCAGGACAACCCGATCCTGCAGGACATGATCGTCAAGGAGTGCAATGACGGCACCACGCACCTGACCACCGTGCGCACCGGCATCCCCGAAGGCACTTGGCGCATGCTGTACCAGGGCGTTCAGCCCACCAAGTCGACCACCGCCCAGGTGCGCGATGCCACCGGCATGATCGAAGCCTGGAGCGAGATCGACGAGAAGCTGGTGCGCATGACGGGTGACTCGGCCGGGCTGCGCCTGTCCGAAGCCCAGGCGTTCCTCGAAGGCCTGAACCAGGGCGTGGCCACCTCGATGTTCTACGGTGACCAGGCTACCTCGCCGGCGAAGTTCACTGGCTTTGCTCCCCGCTTCAACAAGATCGCCACCAGCGGTTCGGGCGCCCAGATCGTTGACGCAGGCGGCACCGGCTCGGACAACACCTCGATCTGGTTCATCGTCTGGGGTGAGAACACCGTCCACGGCCTGTACCCGAAGGGCAGCAAGGCCGGCATCGATCGTGAGGACAAGGGCAAGCAGACCAAGACCAACGCGGATGGGTCGATCCTCGACGTGGTCCGCGAAAAGTTCCAGTGGGACATTGGCCTGTCGGTTCGCGACTACCGCTACGTTTCCCGCATCGCCAACATCGATGTGTCCGACGTGAAGGCCGGCAACGTGAAGCTGTACGACTTCATGCGCAAGGCCTATTACAAGCTGAAGCAGCGCCGCGTGATGGGTGGCCGTGCGGCCATCTACCTCAACACCGACATGCTGGAAGCGCTGGACGCGCTGGCCACCAATGGCGGCACCACCGACAACTTCGTGCGCCTCACCCGCAAGGAGGTCGAGGGCGAGGAAGTGCTGACCTATCGCGGCATCCCGCTGCGCGAGTCGGATGCGCTGCTGAACACCGAAGCCCGGGTCGTCTGATCCGCCGCCACTGAATCGGGCGCGCGGGCTCCGGCCCCGCTCCCTACCGCAATCCAAGGAGCAAACCACCATGATCTTCGATCAGCAGAACCTGTTCTCGAACGCACAGTCGGTGCTGGCGAGCGCAGTGTCCACCAACGTCATCGACCTGGGCGCCACCGGCACCGTGCAGGGCGAGGGCGCCCCCATCAAGCGCGACATCGGCCCGGGCACCCCGATCCCGCTGCGTGTGCAGGTGGTCGAGGCTTTCAACAACGCCACCAGCCTGCAGGTTGAGCTGCAGGTCTCGGCCACCGAGAACTTCGCCGCACCGGTCGTCGTCGGCTCGCAGACCAAGCTGCTGGCTGATCTGGCCGCTGGCTCTGTGTTCGGTGGCCTGTACTACGTGCCGCGCGGTACCAACCTGCGCTATGTCCGCCTGAACTACACGCTGGTGGGCACCGCGCCGACCACGGGCAAGGTCACCGCGGGCATCGTCGCCGGCCATCAGGAGAACAACCTGTGACCGGCCTGCGCGTTCGCGCGACCCGGCGCGGCTTCTTCGGGCAGACCCGCGAGGCGGGCGACGAGTTCGAGATCGCCGGCAAGGAACAGCTGGGCTCCTGGATGGAGCAGATCGGTGGCAAGGCCGTGGCCGAGAAGTCGGCGCCGCCGGCGGACCCGTTCCTGGCCCGCAACGCTGACCTGATCAAGGCGGACCTGGCCGGCCTGGAGGTCGAGCAGTTGGCCGCCTACCGCGAGCAGGAAGCTGCCGCCGAGAAGCCCCGCAAGGGCGTGATCGAGGCGATCGACGCGGCCGTGGCCGAGAAGTCGGCGAACGCCTGACAGTAACCACCGGGGGCGCCTTCGGGCGCCCCCACTACCGGAGCGGCACATGAAGCTCGTATCCATGAAGAAGGACGGCAGCCACGACCACGGCTGTGACTGCTGCGCCGCGGCGCCGTCAGGTTGTAGCGAGCCTGATTACCCGTGGGGGCTGCGCATCAACCTGGACGAAGACCAGATCGCGGCACAGGGCATCAAGCAGCTGCCGGCGTCTGGTGCACAGGTCGCCATTGAGGCGATCGCGACCGTGGTTTCGCTCGGAGAGGAAACGCGCGATGGCAAGGTGCATCGCCGGTTGGAGCTGCAGATCACCGACATGGGGCTGGCAGCCGCGAAAGGCCCGAAGCCCAGCGAAGTGCTGTACCCGAACGGTGAGGGCTGACCCATGACGTCCCAGGTCCAAATCTGCAACCTGGCCCTGGGCAAGCTGGCCCAGGACATCACGATCACCTCGCTGACCGAGCGCTCCAAAGAGGCGCGCGTGTTCTCGCGCCTGTGGGACCCGATGCGCGACCTGGTGCTGGCCGACCGGCTGTGGCCGTGGGCGATGAAGGCCCAGCGCTTGGCCGTCGCCGCTGAGGCACCGATGCCCGGTTGGGAGATCCGCTACGCACGTCCGGCGGACTGCATCACCGTGCTGGCCATCACCGACGACCAGGGCATGCGCGCCGGCCGCCGCCTGTCGCGCTGGTGTGAGCCGCAGTTCCGCCAGTGCCACGGCATCCAGTTCGAGCAGGCGATGGGCACGGACGGCACGTCGCTGCTGTGCGATCGGGCCGAGGCCTATCTGATCTACGTCGCACGCGTGGAAGACCCGGAGCGGTACCCGGCGCACTTCGTCGATGCTCTGGCCTGCAAGCTGGCCGAGGAAGGCGCGCCGACGATCATTGGTGCCAACGGATTCTCCAACAAATCCGGCCTGAAGCAGCTGTACCAGCTCGCGCTCAGCCAGGCCGCGGCGCATGACTTCAACGAGGCCGACGAGGACGAGCGCCAGCCGTCCATGGCCCAGATGGCGAGGGCCTGACCATGGCACGTCTGCTGCAACCGAGCATGTCCGGCGGTGAGTTGTCGCCCGGGCTCCAGGGGCGCGTCGATATGGTGCGGTACGCCATCAGCCTGAAGCGGTGTCTGAACGTCATCACCAAGCCCACCGGCGGCGGAGAGAAGCGGCCAGGCTACCTGTTCCGCGGCGGTGCCAAGCACAACGACCGTGCCACCCGCTTCATCCCGTTCATCTACTCGACAACGGTCAAGTACGCGATCGAGCTGGGCGACGGCTACATGCGTTTCTGGGTGGGTGGTGCGCTGCTGCGCAATGGGGCAGGGGACATCGTCGAGGTGGCCACGCCATACACCGGCCAGGACATCTACAAGGTGCGGCACACGCAGTCGGCGGATGTGCTTTTCCTGGTGCACCCGTGGATCCCGCAGAAGGAGCTGCGCCGCCTGGCCGTGGATCAGTTCGAGCTGCGCGACTTCGAATACCGGCGTGGCCCATTCCGCCCGTTCAACAACGACGAGGCCGCGCTGCTGGCCGTGTCCGGCACCCAGGGCGTGGTGACGGTGACGACCAACGTTCCGACCTTTACCGCGGAGATGGTCGGCTCGCTGCTGTACGCCGAGGAAAAAGAACTGCGCTCGGTGAAGCCCTGGGTGGCGGCGGAGAAGAAGGTGCCGCTGGGTGCACTTCGCCGAAGCGACCAGAAGGTCTACCGCTGCGTGAGCGTCCCTGTGGTGACCGGCCTGGCCGGGACGCCGTACTACGTCTGCGGCAGCGTGCGCCCCGTGCACGACAGCGGCCGAGCGTTCGACGGCCCCCAGGACGTGAAGTTCGACAACGTCAACGACTACGCCGTCGGGGTCGAATGGGAATACGTGCACGGCGGGTTCGGCATCATGAAAATCACTGCCTTTACCAGTCCGTTCGAGGTCACCGCCACGGTGATCGAGCGGATCCCCGACAGCATCGTGGGCAACGTACCGCCGCCGGTGGCAGGTCCGTGGACCTTCAGCGGCGACGGCACCACGAAACAGTTCTCCATCCCTGGCGCGACCAGCAGCAGCTACCTGGACTACCAGGTCAAGATCGACGGCGTGCCTGTGCAGTCGAATCCGTACTACCCGGGCGGCAGTGGAACCGGCGGCACCAGCGGTGGTGGCATCGGCCGCGGCGGCAACGTCGCGCAGGAGGTGCAGTGATGGCACAGGGCTGGACGATCGATCCCGGCGCGGACCTGATCAATTTCTACGAGGCGCCGCCGACCGGGACCAACAACATCGTGGTGACCCAGTACGCGGCTGGCGCTGTCGGCGGCACCGACGTCTGGGCCGTCGGCGCCTGGTCCTATCGCTATGGCTACCCCGGGGAGGTCGAGTTCTTCGGCGACCGGCTGTGGTTCGCTGGCAGCCCTGGCGATCCGCAGACCGTGTGGGCGTCGAACATCGGCGATTACCCCAACTTCGGGCGCAGCTCGCCGATCGTCGATAGCGATGCGGTGTCGTTCACGATCAATGCCCGCCAGGTAAACGCGATCCGCGACCTGGTGCCGCTGGACAGCCTGCTGGTGCTGACGACTGGCGGCGAATGGAAGGTCACCGGCGGGCAGGACGCTGTGGTGACGCCCAGCACGATCGGGATCAAGCCGCAGTCCGCCTATGGCACCGGCGACCTGCAGGCGAGGGTGCTGGGCGAGTCGGCGGTGTTCCTGCAGGCGCAGGGCCAGCGCGTGCGCGATCTGGCCTACCAGTTCGAGAAGGACGGCTTCCGCGGCAACGAGATCAGCATCTGGGCCGACCATCTGGTGCAGGGCTACACGTTCCGCGGCATCGAATACAGCACGGCGCCCTGGCCGATCCTGTGGATGCCGCGCACGGACGGTGTGCTGATCGGCTGCACGTACATGCCCGAGCAGGAGGTCACCGGCTGGCACCCGCATGAAACCGATGGCGAGGTGCTGGACGTCTGTTGCCTGCCCGGTGAGATCGAAACCGAGGTCTACCTGCTGGTGCGCCGCTTCATCAACGGCCAATGGGTCCAGTACGTGGAGCAGATGGCCCCGACCCGGTACGACGATCCGCTCGACTGGAAGTACGCCGACAGCCTGCTGACCTACGACGGCCGGCGCCCGAACGGCTCGCCCATGACGCTGACCAGCACCGATGGGTGGAACGAGGGCGCCGTGATCACCGCAACCACCGGCGCCGCGATCTTCAGCGGGGCAGGCGACGTGGGCAACATCCTGCGGCTGGCCATTGGCGACGAACACGTCCGCGTGCGGGTCATGGCCTATGTGTCGCCCACGGTCGCGACGGTGGAATCGATTGGCGCGGTGCCGCTGGCGCTGCGCGGCGTCGCTGTGCAGGACTGGACCTACCAGCGCTCGACGATCGCCGGCATGGGCCACCTTGAGGGCAAGGGCGTGGTTGCTCTGGTCGATGGCAATGTGCAGAAGGACCTGCTGGTGGTCGACGGCAAGGTGCAGTTGCAGCGCCCGGGTGGCGTGGTGCACATCGGCCTGCCGTACACCGCCCACATCGAGACGCTGGAGGTCAATGCCAACGGTGGCGACCCGCTGCGTCCGATGAAGAAGCTCGCCTTCGAGGTCGCGCTGCTGGTGCGCAACACCCGCGGCGTCTACGTGGGTACAACGTTGGACACGCTGGATCCCATCGCACAGCGCGATTTTGAGGACTACGACGAGCCGACGGCCCCATACACGGGCGTCCTGCGCAAGAACATGTCCTGCCGGTGGGGAGTGGGCAGCGGTCATTTCCACATCGTGAGCGACGACCCGCTGCCGATGGAGATCCTTTCTCTGATGCCCCAGCTGGTGGCGTCCGAATGAAGGTCACCGCAGAGCTGGTACCGGCCGAGGCTGGACACATCGAAGTGATCGCGGCTGCGGCACGGCCCGCAGACGTAGTCGAGCTGTGGGCATGCGACCGCACCACGCCGGCGGAGGCCCTGCAGCGTGGCCTGGCGGCCAGCGCTGAGGCATGGACTGCGATGGTGCGCGGCGTGCCTGTGTGCATGTTCGGGGCGACCCCTTACTCGATCCTCGGCGGCATTGGTACGCCCTGGATGGTCGGCTCGACGGGGCTTAACCCGCTGTCGGTCCAGAAGGAACTGCTGCGTCTGTCCCGCCCGGCGCTGGTCCGGATGCAGCAGGCATTCCCTTCGATGCTGTTCAACGTCGTCGACCAGCGCAACGAAGCCGCGCAGCGCTGGCTGCAGTGGCTGGGCTTCCACTTCCTCGCGCCGGTGCCGGTCGGACCGGACAGCGCCCCTTTCCTTCCGTTCTACTGGAGCGCATAACGTGTGCAATCCCGCAATCGCCCTTCTGGCGGCCACCGTTGTTACCGGTGCATACCAGGCTGATCAGCAGCAGAAGCAGGGCAAGGCCAACGCTCAGATCGCCGAGAACAACGCGATGCTGGCGCAGCAGGACGCCGACACCAGCAACGCCCTGGCCACCCGCGAGATGGAGCAGCAGTCCTGGCGCACGCGCATTGCGCTCGGCCAGCAGCGCGCCGCGATCGCTGCCAACAACATCGACCCGACGCTCGGCACGCCGGCGGAGATCCTAGGCGAGACCGCGATGTTCGGTGAGGTCGATCAGCAAACGATCCGCATGAACGCTGCGCGGCAGGCATGGGGCTTCAACGCACAGGCCCAGAACCAGCGGACGCAGGGCGAGCTGGCCCGCTGGAGCGGCAACGCTCAGGCGACCGGGACGGTCCTGGGCTCGCTAGCCAGCGCCGCGAGTATGGGCATTGGCGGCATGAGCCGCGGGGCCGGAGCTGGCGGTGGGAACCTGTCGTCTCAGGCCAACAGCATCACCATGCGCAACAACGCGCGCATCTCGCGCGGCTGGGGGCTGTGACATGGCGACCCTAATCCCCCGCACCAGCGGGCCGCAGGTCGAGGCCCAGCTGGGTCCGCAGGTCCGCAACACTGCCCAGGTCGACCTGTCACCGCTCAGCCGTACCGCAGGTGCCGTTGGCCAAGCGGCGGCCGACCTGTTCCAGCGGCAGAAGGACAGCGCAGACCTGACCGCCGTCATGGACGCCCGTCTGGAGCTTTCAAACTGGGAGGGCAATGCGTTCAACCCGGGCAATCCGGATGGCATCGCGAAGTACCAAGGCAAGAACGCGCTGCAGGCGAATGAGGCACTGCTGGGCGATCTGGATCAGCGCGTGTCCAGCCTCCGGGCGACGCTGTCCCGCGACCAGCAGCAGAAATTCGACCAGGTTGCCTTCAGCTTTCGGGACTCGGTGCAGAGCCGGCTCAACAACTACGCCGACCGCGAATACAGCGCTTACGAGCGCACCCGCCTGAAGGCCAGCCTGGACAACATCGGCCAGGACGCCGTCAGCGCCGGCATGTCCGGCGACTTTGGGCTGGCCGACGTGCGACTGCAGGAAGCCGTGGGCATCGCCAGCGCCGCCTATCAGACGCAGGGCATGGGCGCGGAAGCGATCAAGGCCAGCGAGCGCGGCATCGTATCGTCCGTGCGCAAGCAGACGGCTGCGGCGATGGCCACCCGCGACCCGTTTGCGGCAGAGGACTACTACCACCGCTACGCGGACCAGATGACGCCTGAGGACCGTGCGCAGGTCGAGCGCACGCTATACCCGGTGGTGAAGGACCGCGCGGCCTATGAGCTGGCCCAGTCGCTGGCCGACGGCCGTGGTGCGATCGAGCCGCTTCCGGCGCCGGCGGCGCGGGGCGTGCCTTCGGCCGCGGTGGCCAAGGCGATCGATGATGCCGCGAAGGCGGAGGGGCTGGACGTAGCGGGCCGGGCGGACCTGTACGCGCTCGCCGAGCAGGAATCGGGCTTCCGCGCCGACGCCGTCAACCCTGAAGTGCTGGATGACGGCGACCAGGCCACCGGCCTGTTCCAGTACCGCGCCACCAGCGCTGGCGGCATCGACCGCAAGGACGCTGCAGCGTCTGCCCGGCGCGCAGCTCGTGAGTACAAGGAACGGCTGGCCAAGGGCGGCCGGGCGTTCGCCATTGCCGCTCACTTCGCTGGAGAGGGTGGGGCCGATGCGGTGGTGAACCGTGGCCGCTCAGCGCAGAACCCCAAGACGGCGCTGTACGTCCGGCAGGTGATGGGCCGCTCCGCGCGGTGGGCGTCGTCCGCGGGGCAGGGTGCAACACCGGGAACGCCGGCCGCTGCCGCTGCGACGGCCGCACCGTCGACGCTGGCCGATGCCATTGCTGCGATCCCGCGGACCATGCCGCCAGACCAGCGTGCTGCAACCGAGGGCTACCTGCGCGACATCTACGCGCAGCGCAAGGACCGGCTGGAGCAGGCAAAGAAGGCCGCAGCCATGTCGATCTACGACAAGGTGGCGGCCGCCGGCGCGAGCGTGCCGCTGTCGCAGGTGCTGGCGCCGGCCGAGCTGGCCCTGATGGGACAGGATCCCGCTCTGTATGAGTCAGTGAATCGCTATCGCAAGATCGTTTCTGAAGGTGCCACCGTGCAGGACGATCCCGCGACGCTGGAGAGCATTCAGCGCATGCAGGCGCTGCGCCCCAATGAGTTCGCCAAGCTACCGCTCGGCCAGTACGCCGACAAGCTCAGCGGCAAGACCCTGAAGTCATTGGCTGAAGACCAGACGAAGGCGAACGACCCGTCGAAGCGCGCCGACTGGATGACCGACAACGAGCGCCTGGAGCGCGGGTTCCAGATGCTTGGTTTCGGGAGGGACACGGATGTGTCGGGCAGCGGTTCTCAGGCCAAGAACGCGCCGCGCGACGCACTGCGAGGCGAGTTCCGCATCGCCTACCAGAACGCACAGACCGAGTTTGTGCAGTCCACTGGCAAGAAGCCGACCCCTGAGCAGGCGGACGTGCTGCTGTCGGCCACGGCCAGGCAGTTTGCCCAGAACCTGCAGGCTGGCCGACTCGGCGCGATCCAGGAGAAGGACGGGAAGTTCAAGAACAACCCGAAGGTGAAGGTGGGTCTCTACAACAGCGCAGCGCAGTTCGACCTGAGCGTTACGCAGGAAGAACGAGACGAAGCGCGACAGACCTACATCGCGAAGTATGGGCGGAACCCGACCGACGCCGACATTACCCGCGGCATCATCAAGCAGAGGGGCAGCAACAAATGAAGGACTGGGACACCGTTTGGGACGAGGTGGAGGTCGAGCGCAAGACTGCCCTACGGGTCGCCTACACCGGCACCAGCCAGAAGCCGGAAGAAGCCGCGCGCGCGAACCAGCTGTCGGACCAGCTTGGCCAGCCCTTCGGCGTGGTGGCGGCAAACCTCGCTGACTACGAGCAGGACGCACGCCGCCAGGAGATCGACGACGCCGGCCGAGCATCGCCACACGTGGGCGACTTTCTGAGCGATCCGCGTCGCATGGCTCTGGCCAGCGACGAGGCGCCGAAGCTGGCCACCTATGCCAACTCGCTGGTGACCGGTGAAGCGCGTGCGACTGCCGAGCCGAACATCCTGGAGCAGGTCATCGGTGGCATCGTCAGCGGTTGGCAGCGCGGCAAGGCCAATGCGCTGTCGCTGCTGCCCGATGGCCCGGCGGTGATGGATCCAGCGACCGGGCGCCTGACCACCGACCGTTCGGCCGAAGAGGCCGCGTTGCGCGCAGACCAGGAGAGGCGTGCGCAGGCTGCTGACGTGACCAGCGCCAGCACCGATCGCGGTTTCCAGGCGTTCGACCGAGCGAATAAGGCCGGCAGTTTCGGGGGAGCTGTCCGCGAGCTGGCCGGTGGCGGTACCGACACGCTTGGCGCGATTGCGGTCACCCTGGGTCAGTCGATCGGCATGGGCGCTCCGGGCCTGGCGCTGACCGCTGCCACCGGTGGTGGCAGCCGCGTGGTAACTGCCGCATCGGCCGGTACCGGGTCGGGCCTGACCGAGTTCGGCGCCAGCATCGCCGACGCCATGCAGGACGCGAAGGTCGACCCGACCGATGCCTACGCGGTGGGCCAGTTCCTGCGCGACCCGCAGAAGATGGCCGCTGCGCGCGACAAGGCGGCCAGGCGCGGTGTGGCCATCGGTGTGTTCGACGCGTTGACCGCCGGCGTGGCTGGCCACTTCATCAACAACGCCCGGCGCAGTGCGTCCTCTGCGATCCTGCGCACCGGCGCCGAGGCAGGCGTGCAGCTGGGTGGCGGCGCCGCCGGCGAGGCCACGGCGCAGCTGCTGACCGAGGAACGCCTGAAGTGGGGCGACATCATCATGGAGGGCTTGGCCGAGGTTCCCACCGGTGCGGTCGAGGTGCATGCCAACTACCGTGCTGCGCGCGCGTCCGGGCAGGTGCGGTGGATCAACGAGCGCCTGGACCAGGTGATGCAGTCGGGCCAGAGCAACGACCGGCTGCGCGCTGCCACCGAGCTTGCCGGCGAGCTGAAGCTGGGCGAACGCTCGCCGGAGGACATGAAGGCGCTGACGGCGCAGGTGGCCGGCGAAGATGCGCGGGTGTACCTGGACGCTGATCAGGCGCAGACGCTGTTCCAGTCCGCGCCGCAGGTGCTGCAGGACATGGTCGGCGGTGAGTCGGCACTGGCGGAGCAGCTGGCCACCGGCCAGGTCGTGATTCCGATGGCCGAGTGGATGGCCACCGTGCCGCGGCTGCCGAACCGAGACGAGATCCTGCGCAATGCCCGCACGACCGCTGACGGTCTGTCGCCGGCGGAGCTGGAATCGCTCGACATCGATGCGATGGCCCGCGAGCTGGGCGTGCCGCTGGATGCGCCGGCACCGGACCAAGCCGCGGCGAACGCGCGCGCGCAGGTGCAGCAGTCGGTCATGGCGCAGCTGGTCGGCACCGAGCGCTACACGCCGGCGCAGGCCGAGAGCCAGGCGCAGCTGTGGGGCGCCATGTTCGGCCGGCTGGGCGAGGTCACCGGGCAGGATCCGGTGGCGCTGTACGAGCGCTACGCGGCCGGCATCGATGCAGCCGAGGCGCCGCCAGAGGGCGCAGATGCCCCGCCGCGCACCCTGATGCAGCGTGGAATTGATGCCCTGCGCAGCCTGTTCGGCCGGCCGCAGGTGACCACCGATGGCCGCGGGCAGCAGACCATCGAGCGTGAGGGCAGCGCCTATGTGCAGCGCGGAGGCCAGTGGCTGCTGGCCGACGATCAGGGCCAGGCCCGCGACTTCCTGACCCTGGACCAGGCGCGCACGGAAGCAGAGCGCACCGGCGGCGAGATCGTGCGGGACGATCCCATCGAGGGGCAGCGGCAGACCTGGAGCGTGGCGCTGCCGGATACCGCTGCGCGCGAGGTGCTGGCCGGCGACATCCTGTTCCAAGGCGGCGCCGCACCGCGTGGTCAGATTCAGATCGGGCCCGACCGTGCCATGCAGATCAGCCTGTTCAAGGGCGCCGACCTATCCACGTTCCTGCACGAATCCGGGCACTTCTTCCTGGAGGTCTACCGCGACCTAGCCACGGCGGAGGACGCCTCGCCGCAGATCCGCTCCGATCTGGATGCCCTGCTGAAGTGGTTCGGCGTCGAGTCTGCTGACCAGATCGGCGTCGACCAGCACGAACAGTTCGCGCGTGGTTTCGAGGCCTACCTTGGCGAGGGCAAGGCGCCCACGCCGGAGCTGCAGACGGTGTTCAGCCAGTTCAAGCAGTGGATCCTGGGTGTCTACCGCAGCCTGCGGAATCTGGACGTGGAGCTGACCGACGAAGTGCGCGGTGTATTCGACCGCATGCTGGCCAGTCAGGAAGAGATCGAAGCGGCACAGGCCCGGGTGGGGTTCGAGCCGATCGCGCGAGACCTGGCCGAAGCGCAGGCGCTGGGCATGACCGAGCGCCAGTTCGCCGATTACCAGGCGCAGGTCGCTGCGGCGCGGGAGCAGGCCGAGGCCGATCTGATGGCGCAGCTGCAGGAGGCCGATGCTCGCGCCCGCAAGCGCTGGTGGATGGACGAAAGGGCCACCATTCTTAGAGAGGTCGAGGCTGAGGTCGAGGCCACGCCCATCGTGCGCGCCTACCGTGTGTTGACGGGGAAGAAGGAGATCAACGGCGAGCCGGTGCCCGAGCAGCTGCAGGGCCTGAAGCTGGATCGCGCCGTGCTGGCGGCGACCTACGGCGACAGTTTGCTGGACAAGATGGGCCGGGTGCACGCCCGCAAGGGCGGCACCCACCCGGAAGAGGTTGCCACGTTGCTGGGCTTCAGCTCCGCCGACGAACTGGTCCAAGGTCTCTGGACGGTGCGGCAGACGCTGGATAGTGTTGAGGCCGAGGCTGAAGCGCGCATGCAGGCCCGGCATGGCGAGCCCATGACCGACGGCACGCTGCCGCAGCGCGCACTGGATGCGGTCCACAGCAGCCGCAAGATCCAGCTGCTGGAGCGCGAGCTGGGCGTGCTGGCCGATCTGGCCAAAGAGCCGCGGCCGAACCGACGTGAACTGAAGGCAGTGGCGCGGGCCGTGCTGGCCGAGAAGACCGCGCGGCAGATCCGTCCGAACGACTATCTGGTCGCCGAGCGCAAGGCTGCCCGCGCGGCGGCGCAGGCGGCGGCCAAGGGGAAGTATGCCGATGCGCTGCAGGCGAAGCGGCAGCAGGCCCTGAACGCTGTTCTGTTCGCCGAGGCGCGCGCGGTGCAGCAAGAGGTCGAGTCCAAGGTCGGCTACATCCGCCAGCAGATGACCCCGCAGGCGCGCGAGCGGCTGGGCAAGGCAGGCGCCGACTACCTGGAAGCGATGGACACCATCGCCGACACCTACGAGTTCCGCGACGTGTCCGGCCGGGCTGTCGCGCGTCGGCAGAGCCTGCGGCAGTGGGTGGAAGCCCGCCAGGCCGACGACGACCTGACGGCGGTGAGCGATGCGCTGCTGGCCCGGGTCGAAGCGGAAAGCGTGACGAACTACGCCGACCTGCCGATTACCGAGTTCCGCGAGCTGCACGACGCGGTGACCAACATCGCGCGGTTGGCGAAGCTGAAGAACGAACTGCTGGGCAACAAGGATCGGCGTGACTGGGAGGGCGCACAGGCCGAGCTGGCCGGCGCCATTCGTGGTGCGATCGCTGAAGGCAAGCCGCTACCGCTATCCGATGCGGACCTGACCGCGATGCAGAAGGTGGGCGCGACCTACACCGGCCTGATGGACTGGGTACTGCGCCCGGAGACCGTGGTCGAGTGGCTGGACGGTGGCGAGACCGGGCCGTGGCACGACTTCCTCTGGAACCAAGCCGAGGCAGCGCAGCAGCAGCGGATTGAGTTGCGCAACCGCGTCGGCGGCATGCTGGAGCAGACCATGAAGGCCCTGACCCCGGCGCAGCGGGCGGACCTGAACCGACTGGTGTACGTGCCGAGCCTGGGGCGCTCGCTGTCGAAGAACACGATCGTGGCGGTGGCGCTGAACATGGGCAACGCCGGCAACCGTGACAAGCTGATGCGCGGCGGGTTCATTGGCAAGAACGCCGAGGTCGTTCAGTTCACGCCCCAGAACATTGCGGAGATGTTGGGCCACCTCACGCCGGCGGACGCACAGATGGTGCAGGGCATCTGGGACGCGGTGAACAGCCTGTGGCCGGACATCGTGGAGCAGCAGCGCCGGCTGTCGGGTGTCGCGCCTGAGCAGGTCGAGCCGATGCCGCTGATCTTTACCGCGGCCGATGGCTCAACGGTCAGCCTGCGCGGCGGCTACTACCCGGCGGTGTACGACCCCCGGGCGGGTGCCGGCGGCGTCAAGCAGGCGCGCGCGGCTGAGGAACAGATCATGGGCGGCACCTTCAGCCGGGCGATGACCAGCAAAGGCCACACCAAGGAGCGCACCGAATACGCAGCGCCGATGCTGCTGGACTACCACCGCGTGCTGTCGCGCCACCTCAATGACGTGATCACCGACGTCTCGCACCGCGGCTACGTGAAGCAAGCGCTGCGGGTGCTGGAAGACCAGGAGCTGAAGAACCTGATCCAGCAGCGGCTGTCGGAGGGCGCCTATCACGCGCTCTACGGCAGCGTGAAGAACGCGGTGCGCGGCGCGTCGGTGGCCGAGCCGGGGTCCAGCATGATGGAGAAAATTGGCGACGCCGCTATGACCAACACGGCGGTTGCGGCACTGGGCTTCCGTATCCCGCTGGTCATCGCCAACACTCTGGTGGCGCCCATCCAGGCGGCTGCACGTGTTGATCCGAAGTATCTTGCCACCGGCTACACGGCGTACTACCGAAATCCGGTCAAGATGACGGAGATGATCCACTCTCTGTCGCCCTTCATGGCGGAGCGTGCCAACTCGCTGGATTCTTCCTATCAGGTGGTGCTGGGCAAGCTGTCGGGGAAACGCGGCATCCGCGCGGCGGCCATGAAGATGGCCATGGAGGTCCACCGCTGGACCGTGCCGCTGGCCGAGCGCGCCATCTGGCTGGGCCGCTACCAGCAGGCCCAGGCGCAGGGCGTCAGCATCGACGAGGCGGTGCGCTTGGCCGACAAGTCGATCCGCACCACCCAGCAAGCCGGCGCGCCGAAGGATCTCAGCGCCGCCGAGCGTGACCCACGCTACAAGTGGGTGCGCATGTTCATCGGCCCGATGATCATCATGAACAACCGCCTGCAGGAATCTGGCCTGCGTGGCCTGTATCTCGGGCGTGTGCAGTCTCCGGCCCGGGCCCTTGGCACCTGGTTGTCGGCCGGCGTGCTGTCCAACGCGGTGTTCGAATTGCTGATGGGGCGGGGCCCGGGCGATGAGGACGACGACGGGGACGTGGACGCGGCCGATTGGGCGATGTGGCTGGCGCGCAAAACGCTGCTGTTCCCCTTCCAGACGTTCCCGCTGCTTCGGGACGTCGCGGGGGCTATCGACGCGACGCTCGACGGCAAGGCGGTCATGTCCCGACCCAATCCATTCGTCGATTCGGGCGTCGCTCTCGCACGATTCGGTTTCACCGCCTTGAAAGAGGGGCGGGACTGGATCGCCGACGATGACGAGCCCGACGCGGAAAAGCTGATCAAGACCGGCGTGCGCGCTGCCGGCCCGCTGACCGGGATCCCCAGCAATCAGATGCTGACCACGGGCGAATACCTCTACGACGTCGGTACCGGCCAGTACACCCCGGACAACCCAGCGGAGGCGGCCGCATACCTCATGTACCGCCGACCCAAGGACGAGCAGTAACCGACCACGCCCAGCCCCGCAGATGCGGGGCTTTTTCTTTCTGGAGCCGATGCACCCATGACTATTTCCGCCAATGACCGCCGCAAGACCTATGTGGGGAACGGCGTCGCCACCGCGTTCAACGGGCCGAGGGCGTTCCTGTCCAGCCACATCCAGGTGTTCACCGGCATGCACCCGGTCTACAACCTGGTGCCGCCGGCGCAGTACACGGTAACCGGGCTGCGTCAGCCGGCCAGCAAGGTGAACTTCAACGTCGCGCCCGCGCTGAATGCCGACATCCTGATCCTGCGCACGGTCCCGATGGACCAGCCGACGGACATCACCAACCAGGGCGCATTCCTGCCGGAGATCCACGAAGACGCTTTCGACTACCGGGTGATGCAGCTGCAGCAGCTGCTGGACAACGGCATGCAGCTGGTCCAGGACCCGGTTACGGGCGAGTTCGTCTGGGACGCCAAGGGCAGCCGCATCACCAATGTGGGCGACGCCACGGCCTTGGCCGACGCCCTGAACCTTCGCAGTGCGCTTGTGCTGATCGAGCAGATCCAGGGCGGTGGCGGCACGATCGGGATCACCCCGCGGCTATGGACGTTCGAGGGCGATGGGGAGGTGACCGACTTCCCATTGCTTGGCGCTGATGTCCTGAGCCCGCTGTTTTACGACACCGCAGTCGAGATCACTGCCGGTGCTGGGAACTACAAGGTATCCCGCCCGGTCGATGCGGCTGGGGTAGGGGAGTTCCTGATCGTGCCGGGTGTCGATGGTGCACCGCCGGCGATTCGGTTCAAGGTGCCGCTGGCTGACGGCGTTCAGGGCTTCACCACGTTGCGCGGCTACGCCAGGCCGTGGATCGGTGAACCGCCGGTCTACACGGTTGCGCCGCGGATCATCAGCGTCACCGGCAACACCACGCTGGCCGGGGACATGCACAACACCCTGATCCTGGCCAACTCGGCCACGCCGATCACCCTGGCCATCCGCGCCAACACCGGTGGTGGTGCCGATTGGAAGGCCGGGCAGTTCTTCTCTGTGATGCAGGTTGGCGCTGGGCAGGTGACTCTGGCCATTGAGGGTGGTGGCGGCCAGCTCAACGTGCCGACTAATTTCGAGGCCAAGACCCGAGCGCAGCGCAGCATCATCAGCGCCACGAGCATCGCGCCGGACGCCGACGCGTGGGTTGCCGCCGGCGACATGCTGCGCACCGCTGCGGTACCCGATTTGCAGTGCTTTGAGCTGATCGACCGCACCGTGCTGCTGGGGACGAACATTGCCGCGGGTGTGACCAAGGACAGCCTGGTGCTGCCCTACGGCCTGCTGTTGGATCCGGTCGCCAACGGCGGCATCTACGCGACCCTTTCCACCGCGCAGGCTTCTGGCGTCGTTCTGACCGTGGATGTGAAACGGAATGGAACCAGCATCCTGTCGACCAAGCTGACCTTTGACAACAACGAGCGAAGCACGACCACTGCTGCGATCCCCGCCGCCTACGACGTGAACGGCAATGTGCTGAACAAAGGAGATGAAATCACCATCGACGTCGTCCAGATCGGCACCGCAGTGGCTAAGGGCCTGCGGGTGTACCTGGTCGGCCAGAGGGCAAGCTGACATGGCCGGCCGCATTTTTGATCGCCCCGACCTCGACCAGCGCGCCGGACGGAAGGCCCTGTACGTATCAGGCGCACTGACTTTCGCCATGCCGGGCAAGGCTTACGAGGGGCGACTCCAGGTCTACAACGGGATCGGCGGACTGTCTGTGCAGCAGGTTGACGGGGACACGCTTCCAAGCGGGACCAGCATCTACATCGACGGCTCCGAGGTCGTGGTGTCTTGGCCGGCCTATTCGGAGACCGCGGCGACCATCCCCAACCCGGGTTTCGAGGCGGGGGACGTTAACTGGGAGAAAGGGCCAGGCTGGTCGATCGGGACCGAGAATCCCCCGGTGGGCCTGCGTGCTGCCCGCTATGGGGAGAATCATGGGGACGCACTGATCTCCAATACGAGCCGGTTCCCGGTCAATCCAGGCGTGATGATTACCGCGAGCTGCCAGGTCCGACAGGGCGCAAGTTCGGAAGGTAACGCTGGCGCTGCCGTCCAGTTGGAATGGCGCTCTTCCGACGGCGCGCTTGTCAAGACTTCCGAAGGGAACGCGGTCATGTCGGCGTCGAAGAACCGGGTTTATCCGTCGACGGTGAGGGCCATTCCGCCGGCCAACGCTGCGCTGGTCAACGTGGCAGCAAAAGGTATCCGCAATCGGGAAAACAAGCCGCTCTTCATTGACCAGTTCGAATGGGATCACCATCACGTGACCGGCATCAACAGCACGCGGGTGTTCACCTTGGGCCTGATGGTGCGCGATTCGGCCGGCCGATCCTACCTGTGGCGGGGAACTATCCGGGTGTCTCGCGGCGAATGGAACGGTGCTTGGGAGACTGCTGGAATCTCGTTCCCGACGATGCACGGACTTTACGATGTGATCTGGTCGGAGCTGTTCCAGAGGTACATCGCCTGCGGCTACTACAATGCGAACCCCAACACCGCGATCATCAGTAGTCAGACCGGCTTCACGTGGTCGGATGACTTCCGTGGGAGTGGCCAGTATTTCGTCACTTTGGTCGAGGCCAGGACGCTCGGGCGGGTGTTCTGCTACGGAACAAGCAACCGGGTTGCGGTTTCTCTAAACGGTACGTCCTGGACCACGCAGACGCCGAACATCGAGCAGGGAGGAAATGGATTCTATGATGTTGCCTGGTCGGATGAGCTGGGGGTCATGGTTGCGATTGGGAACAATGGGATCCATCGCAGCACGAACGGGGTAAGCGACTGGGTGACTGTCGCTGCCAACGCAGCATCTACCATCTATTGCAAAGTCATTTGGGTCCGGCAGCTGGGCCTATTCGTACTCGTTAATGGATCGATCGTACGGACCAGCCCAGATGGGTTGGTGTGGACAGTTGTCTGGAACGGCGCTGGCCAGGGAAAGCCATTGAACGCGTTCTACTCCGAACGAGATCGTCTACTGTATGTGATCATCGCTCCCAATCCACTGGTGATCCGCCCATACATAAGCTCTCCAGACGGGATCACCTTCACCACCTACCCTGGCAATCCTGCAAATGATTGGGGATCCGAGATGACTGCCAAAAGCAGGTATTCCCCTGAACTGGAAGGTGCCCTGCTGGCGTCGAGCAACAACATCGCTTTCTTGTTTAAGGGGCCTGGAGAAGTAATGCCCGCGGGCACTTCCACGGGCGGACTTGTACAGTCCAGCTGTTGGTCTCCCAAGCTAGGCAGGTGGGTGATGGTCAACTCAAGTGCCGGCAACGCAAACATGGTTTCCGTCTCCAAGACGGCATACAACGCCTGACCGGGATTGGCGATGCCGAGCCATGCTCGGCCATGTCCATTCGGGCAAATTGACGAATTCGTCAAACTGTCGATGCAGGCCTTAACAATCAAGTTCCGGCCAGAGTCGACTATGGCTCGACTCTGCCCGAACGGTTCAGGGAGGTGGCCGGCCCGTTCGCAGGATCTGCGACGGCCGGTCGTATCCTTCCGGCCATGCCGCTCCCCGCCGACTTCCGCTGGACGACCAGGTCCGCCAGCCTGCCCAATGACCCGCTGACCGTGATCGCCTGCCACAGCGTGTGGGTGGTGGCTATGGCCGAACGTGTGGGCGACGGGATCTGGATCGCCTCGCTGGACCGGCATCGGCATGGCCCCGGCGGGCCGTTCCGCTGGTGCAGCAGCTACGAGCAGGGCCGGGCAGGGGCCGAGCTGTGGGTGACCAGGCACGAGGACAGGCTGCGGGAGGATGTGGCCAAGATCCTGGCATGGCAGGAGAAGGTCCGGGGGAACCGGCTGGCCAAGGCGGATCAGGATCCGCCTTTCGGCTGGATCGGGTAGGGGCTTTGGGGCGCTCCGCAACGAGAAACGGCGCCAAGCCACACAAGGGTTTCAGGGCGCCGTTGCAGATTGTGTTGCGGAGCGGGAATAAGGGTGAAAGCCTTGTGCCGCAATGGTTCTTCGTCAGACTTTTAATCTTTTGGTCGAAGGTTCGAATCCTTCACGGCCCACCATTGCATCCAATGACCCAGGTCATTCAGAAAGGCACCGCAATGCGGTGCCTTTTTTGTGGCGCTCGTCCAGGGCAACTACTTCGTCCGCGCATTCTTCGCTTTAGCCGCCGCCGCGTCGGCAGCCTCCTGTGCGGCCGTTGCTGCCGCATTCGCAGAACGTGCCGCCTCCGCTCTTGCCGCCTCGAAATAGGTGAGCCGCTGCAGACTGGTTCTGCGTTCCAGTTCCATTGCTGCGGCGAAGCTCTCCGGATGCTTTGCAGCGCAGGCCTCCTGCACCAGTTGCACGGCACGATCAGACAGCCCGGGCTGGATGTTGCCGAGCAGGCAATCGGCATACGGTACGGGCGCGGCCGGGCTGGCGGCCAGCGCGGCGATGAGTACTGCACTCAACAT